CCTGGGTCAAACAAACCATTCACCGGCTTTTGGATACCCGCTACGAGGATCCATGCCTGTTGACCATCCTCGCCTTGCGAGACGTCAACAAACTGCCGGAAGACCTGGAATACTTGCGCTCGCGCATGTTTGGCGGGGAGTGCATCGAGGTCTGTGGGGATGATATGCGTTGGGGGAAAAAATGAACGAAATCGAGCGTTTGCGGATTGCCTGGTGTCAAGCCGTCTGGGAGAAAGATTACCAACGCGCCCGGGAAATTACCGATCTGATCATGAGTCGCATAGCCAATGATGGATTGATCCAGGAACTGTGGCCTGGCGCGCAGATTATGCCAGTAGGGCAGGGGGTTGGATATCATGACTGAAGCGGCTGTTATTATCTGCGTGCATGGGAACCCATTGCCAAAGCAATCCTTTGCCTATACCGCCAATGGCGGGGGATACACCAAGCGCTCCGTGAAGGATTGGCAGGATATCATTGGTTGGAAGGCGCATGAGGCAATGATCGACCGGCGGGTGATGGAATGCCCGGTCGAGGTCGAGATAACCTTCTGGCGTAAAACCCGAGGCCGCGCCGATCTGGATAACTTATCAAAGTGCTGTTTGGATGCTTTGAAAGGCATTGTCTTTTCAGATGACTGTCAGGTGGTCGAGCTGCACCTGAAAAAGTTTATCAACCGCGAATATCCCGGCTGTCGCATTCGCGTCGCGCCGGCAAAGGAGAACGAATGGGTCGATCAGGAAATGGGAATGGTTGTCTGGTAATTGGCATTATCGTGGTCATGCTGTTGGTTGGGTGGGTGGGAGCGGCGACGTTAGGCGATCCCAAAGCGCCGGCATCGGCGGTCAAGCCGCTCTCCCTGGATATCCAGCTCCCGGTGTTCCCGGGCCAATTCGACGATGGGCAGGCGGAAGCGCGGGCGCAATCCGCGCGGGCGACGGCCGATGCGATTAAGGATTACAAATCCCGGGCGACGGAACAGGCCCGGGTTTCAACCGAAGAAGCGCGGATGGACATGACTCGCGAGTCGGCGCGGATAATCTTCGAGGCAACTGAGCGCGCGCAGTCTACCCAGAGCGCGTACTTTATGCGCATCGCCGAATGGACCAAAGAAGCCGACTCAGTCAGGTCGACCAGTGAAGCGCGGATCCAGGCCACGGCATCCCAATCCGCAGCGACGGCGTCCGCACGGGTGGAGGAGCTGCAATACCAAAAGGACGCTGTGATTGCCACGGCGACGGCCGACGCACTATTGTACGAACAGGAAAAGCACCAATTGGACTTGCGCCAAAAGGCGATTACCAACGAGGTATGGGCTATTACCGGATGGGTGATTACGGTTAGCCTGGTGGCCCTGCTTGTTTTCTTTGGATACCGCTTCGTGTGGAAAAAGACCGAATATACCGTAATTGGACCCGCGGCAAATGGCGATAAGCAGCTAATCTTGCACCGCGGCAGTCTGATCGATCCGGACCTTCTGACCAACCCGGTGACCAAAATCAAAGCGCCTGCACCAATCCCGCTCGAAAACCAGCTCCAGGTAAAAGCCAACGATCAGCGCCTGGATACCGCGCGGGCCCTACCCCGCATCATGCCCCAGGTTGGACTCCCGCTGGCAGCCGGCTTTGAGGTGGTGGGAGAACAGGCCGCTCCCCCGGATCATCTCCTACCCAACCCAGAGGTGATGGGCGTTATCGATGGCGAATGGAATGCGCAGTAGCCTATGGATTTACTATGATAACGGCTTAGATAGCCGGCCTTAAGAATAGCGGTTGAATACGTTTGTTACTGTGCTGGGGAGCATTATGACAAATAAAATTTTAGTCAACCATATTGCCCGGCGCGCAATCGATCTGATGCGCCGGCAAAAAATCATCGTAGATGGGCCCGCGCGACCCGTCTTTTACGCCTGGCCGCAGTCTGACCGGCTGATCTTGGTTTGTGATCCGGAAATGATCAAAAACCAACAGAAGATCCTTTCGGCTGAATTCCGGCACGACCTATCGACAATCCTTGCCGGCCGGCGCGTGGTGCAAACCAATTCGCGCGGGATCTTTCTCCAGATTGCCTGGAGTCCCCCGCCTGCCCCGCACGCGCTGCGCTCGACGCCGCTTGACCTGACACAGCAGCCGACTCCACTACATATCCCGATTGGTAGTACACGCCCCGGACCGTTCTGGATTTCGATCATCGATGCCGACTCGATCCTGGTTTCAGGCCGCCGGCGGATGGGCAAGAGCATGATTATCCACGGCTGTATCCAGGCCCTGATCCACGGTGGGCAGTCGGAGCTGTATCTGCGGGATGGGAAGGGCGGGATGGAATTCCGGCGCTACTGCAACCATCCGTGCGTGCATCTGGCGCAAGATAATCTCAGGCAGGCCCTGATCGATATCCAGATCGAGGTCAACCGCCGGCAGCGGGTGTTATCCGAGATCGGGGCGACGTCGATCATCGAATACAACGAGCTGCACCCAGAAAGTCGCATGGCCGTCCTGGTTCTGGTAGTGGATGAAATCGCCCATATCCCGGCGGACTGCCGGCCGATATTGGGTGATCTGATTGGGCGCTGCGGGGCGTACGGCGTTTATCCCATCCTGGGGACAACCTACCCAGGGCACAAAGAGGTTGGGGCGTTGATCAAGGCTAATATTGGGCTAAAGATCGCCCTTCCCGTGCCAACCCAGTCGGAAAGCAGGGTGATCCTGGGCGTGAAGGGCGCGGAGAGCTTGCCGAATATCAAAGGCCGGATGCTATTTGAGCACAACGCGCGGTTGATTGAAGGGCAGGCGTTCCTGATTACATTGCCAGATGGAAATGCTTATGGCGGCCCGCGGCTGTATGGGATTGAATTGGAGATTGCGCAGTACGCGCTTCAAGGAGAGTGTACGTTATCTATCGCGTTACTTAAACAAATCTATAACATGAGCGAGTGGAACGGGCAAAAGTTATTGAAGCAATGGGAATCGCGGGGATGGCTTGAAAAAGATAAGAATAATTCAAACGCAAGAGTCCCTACGGCTCTTTTGCGTTTGGTTTTAGATGAATCCTCCAATATCCCTAAAAGCCCTAAAAGCCCTCAATCCGAAAATTGGGACACGGAAGAAACACAGCCGGTAAAGACAAAACCACGAGAGAGGATACATGAATATCAACTTCACGAGTGAACGCATCCAGGAGGCAAGGGACCGGGCCGGCATGGCGGCGATGGTGGATGTCGATACGTTCCTGTCGGCTCTGGACGATATTGAACAGTTAGCGGCCCTGGTCGAAAAGTTGCGTCGCAAGCGGGTTTTGATTGGCCGGGGCAGCATGATTGAGATCCCACGCGAAATTGCCGTTTGCCCGTACTGCGACGGCACGCTTACCGTCTATTTCGAGGGTTGGGAGCAAAACAAAGACGGCTCCTGGTCGGTTGATATGATCCATACCGATTGCGACAGTGAACCGCAAGACATGAAGTCTATCGAATGGGAGGGATGGCTCCAACAACACTCGGACATGCCGTATGTGTATCAGCTCCCGGTGGATGAAAGGATCAAAACATGGATCAACCGGAGATTTATGTTCTCATTTGAAGATCAGGAGAAAAAGAATGTTTGAAGGCATCGATGCGTATCCTCTTTCATGGCCGGTCGGTTGGCCGCGAACGGAAGTGCACCGGCGGGCAAAGTCGGCATTTGCTGAAAGGACTCTGGCGAAAGCGCGGGATTTTGTCCTTGACGAGCTGCGGATGCTTGGCGCGCGCGGGGTGATCATTTCGACCAATATCGAATTGCGGCAGGATGGATTGCCCCGGTCGGGCCGGCGTGCTCCAATCGATACCGGAGTCGCTGTGTATTTCAGCCTGAAAGGCAGGCCGTGCGTTTTGGCTTGCGACGCCTGGAACAAAGTTGAAGATAACCTATGGGCGATTGGAAAGCACGTGGAAGCAATTCGGGGACAGGAGCGTTGGAAGGTTGGCACGGTTGAACAGGCGTTCTCCGGTTATCAGGCTTTGCCGGCGCCTACCCCGGATGAGTGGTGGAATGTGCTTGGGGTGCCAAGGGATACCCATGAAGATGGGGTAAGAATGGCTTACCGTGCATTGGCGATAGCGTACCATCCCGACTCGGGAGGATCGTTGGCAGATAATGAGAAATTCTTGAAAGTCCAGGCCGCCTATGAACGGGCCAAGAAAGAGCGGGGGTGGAAGTGATGAATAAAAAAACCAGCGCAACCACGATCGTATTATGGGTTGTCTTTATTGGCCTGCTCCTGGTCCTCTTGCCGCACACCGCATGGCTCTTCCGGCAATTCGAGCCGGCGGCGGAACCGGGGAAATTAGATTGGGGATGGATCACTGCCGGCGCGGCGGCCTTCGCCTTTGAAGCATCCATCGCGGTTCTAATTCATAAGCTGGCGAAACATATCGAGGATGGACCGAAGAGGTTTCCATCAGGACCGAAACGGTTTACGGATTGGCCGAAGATCAAATACCGATATGTGAACTCCTACTTCATCGGCCTGGTGCTGGCCTTGTCCGTGTCTACACTGGCGAATCTGGCGCATTCGGTTGAATTCGGGAAACCATTGGCGATCTTCACTGCCTGGGGGATACAGGCGAAGGTTTACCAAATCGCGTTTGGTGGGGTGTTGCCAGTGGTATCCCTTCTCTTCGCTCGGGTCCTCTCGAATGTCTCCGAGAGTGAAGATATACCCAACCCGGAACTGGAAGCTGCGAACGCGCAAATCAAAGAACTTCGTTCAAAGCTAAAAGAGGCCGGGTCGACAATCACGGAGTATCGCCGAATCATCGACGAAACCGAACAACGCGCGCATGATGCCGACGAACGCTTTGCCGCGGCTGGCGAACTATTCGCCCGGCTCTTCAACGAAGAGAAGCGGCAGCGGATCATGGCCGCGCGGCAAACCTGGCCGGAATTGCCGGCGTCGGCGGTGGCGATCATTGCCGGGTGTTCTCCGAGTTATGTTTCCGAGGTGATCAACGAAGTGAAGGCATAGATTTCTTGCACTCGCAGCCCCGCGCGTTATAATCCTGGTGGGTGGCGAGACGCATCTCCTTGCGGGTCCGGGTTCCTTTTCTGCTTTTCTCCTGAATGGAAGTCCAGCGATTGCAGCGCTGGACTTCCGCGTTGTATAGAACAAAATTGCGTTATAATCTCATTACCAATCCGGTTTTGATTTCTAACACAGGGGAAAGAATGGGTGAACAAAAAGCGCCTTATTCGGTGTCTCGCGATCCGCGTTTGTTGGATCGTTTACTGGCTGTTTTAGAAGACTGGCAGTGGGCCCGCGTCCTGTTCCACCTGGCGAATACCATCAATGGTACGGGGTGGGGCGAGATTAAGATTACGATCAAGAATGGGAAAATGGACGAGGTATCATCGATGATGACCGAAAAGCCCCGTCCGCCGGCAAGCTAAATGATTTTGGCGGGGACTGCCTGCCACGTGTGACTGCCCCGGCCCGAGTGGCCGGGGCGATTGTTTAAGTCGGCTTTTACGCGCGTTATAATCTTTTTACACGCTTGCCAGTAGGCATAGATCCCGGAGCGCGACGAATCATATTCGTTGCGACTCCGGGATTTTTATATTCGGAAAGGGGCTCCTATGAAAAACCTTTTGACATCACGCGAGTTTTGGGTATCCATCCTTGGCCTGGCGGTGATCCTCCTGGGTCAATTCCTCCCTGGCTTCAAGATCGACATTGCCGGCGCTGCTTCATTGGTGCTGGTGATTGTCTCCTACCTGTACGGCCTGACCCAGGACCCTGGCCCGGGCGGGTGGCGCGGGTGGCTGGCATCGCGCAAGTTTTGGGCCGCGGTGGTTGGTTTTGCCTTGATTATTGTCGACGGGCTGAAGATCGTTTTGCCCGAGGGGATTACCCCGGATATGCTCATTGCTTTATCTGCCATAATTGGCGGCTTCATCGTCAGTGTAGCCAAACAACCCGGGCCGCTTCCAAAATACCAGATCCACGAGCTGGAAGATGCGCCGTCCTCCAATCCAGAAACGCCTGACAGCGAGTAACCCTATGCCAAGCGCGGATATCTGGACGCTGTTTCCGGCTTTGGCCGTAGTTGTTTTACTTCTGATCATCATTGGCCTGGGGGCAAGAGCCATGTGGAAAGAATATCGATCCTGGATGGACGAACAGGATAAAAAGCGCAGCGCCGAACGGATCGACCAGCGCAACTGGGAAGAGGAGCAAGACGCGCTGCGGGATGAGCGCTGGCAGTCCTTTATCCAGGCCATGAAGATCGAGCAAGCTAAGGAAAGCGAGGCGGATCGAAAGAGCATCGCCGACCTGGCAGAGGTGATCAAGGGCATGCACAAGGCGGTTGAAGAGCTGACCCACACCCTCAAAGATCACATCCTTGAGGACAACGCGCGCTTCGATGTCCTCCTCAATCCGGACCAAAAAACGGCGGTTTCGGATGTCAAGACACAGCCGAATAAAAAGCCAAAGTAATCTATGGAATTGTTTAAGTAAGTTCATAGAAAGGGATAATGTCAAACCGACTTGAGCCAATTGCGGGTATGCGCCAACCCGGTGAAAGTAATAAAGCCGTCCTTGCCTGTAACGATTTCATTCGTTTAGGGCGAGGGCGGTCTTTGGTTGCTTTGCGTGAAAAATATTCTGCTTTAGACCAGGATGTGCCGCCAACGACGGCTTTGCCAACTTTGAAGGCGTGGTCAACTAAATATTCCTGGTTCGAGCGTGCCGCTGAATACGATAAGCGCCTGGAGGATGAGAAGAATGCCCGGGCGCGGGCGATCATGGAATCGGGACTGGCCCTGGATTACGAGCGCGTGCTGGAGCTGAAGGCGATGGCCGACTTCCTCAAGATGCAGATATTTACCGTGCAGGGCGAGATTATCCCCCCGGCGACTCAGGCTCCCGCTCCAACCCAGGCGCAGTCCGAACCCGTGCCGGCTTCGCATCCCTATCCCTATGTTTGGCTGCGCGATCGCAAGGTAATCGGTAAGGGAGACAAGGCCGTGACGGTGGATATGATCCGCTTCAACGCCGCGATCATCGACCAGTTCCGCGGCATCCTTGATGATCTGGCGAAAGAAACCGGCGGGCGCGTGACCCGGCACGAGGTGACCGGCGAAGATGGAGGCCCGATTGAAATCAGTAGCGAACAACACGATCGCGCAATTTCTACACTCGCTTCAGCCCTCGGAACTCTCCTATCTGGAGAAGGTCCAGGCGGGGCGGGTGGCGTGGGTACCCCAGAGTGAACCGCAGTGGTCGGCCCTGCTTACCCGGGCGTTTGAGACGCTCTACGGCGGGGCGGCCGGCGGGGGCAAGTCGGACCTGCTCCTGGGGATTGCCCGTTACGAGCATCGCCGGGCGGTGATCTTTCGCCGGACATACAGCGACTTGGAACGTTCGATTATCCCGCGGTCGCAAGAGTTTTATAACAACGGTTCGACGGATGGGTATAACGGTTCGAAATATGTCTGGAAGTTGGAAGGGCGTATGATCTGGTTTAGTCACCTGGAACGAGAGGATAGCGTGTTCTCCCATCAATCCGCGCAGTATGACCTGATCGGATTTGATGAGCTGTCCCACTTTACCCAGGGGCAGTATGAATACCTGTTTTCCCGCGCGCGGTCGACCAAAAAGGGGCAGCGCGTGCGCATGATTGCCTGTACCAACCCCGACCCGGGCGGGTGGGTTTTCAAGCGCTGGGCGGTATGGTTGGATCCGTCTATCCCAAACCCGGCCAAACCCGGCGAGCTGCGCTTTTTCAAACGCGCGCCAAATGGGAAGGACGAGATTGAGACGACGGCCGACGATCCGGACGGCACCAGCCGCACGTACATCCCCGCCCTGCTTTCGGATAACCCATTCTTGCGCGATGATGACCAGTACCGGCGCAACCTGAATGCTATGCCGGAACCCTTTCGCTCACAGCTTCTGTATGGCGATTGGATGGCCGGCGCGCGGGACGCGGATTACCAGGTGATCCCTTCCGCGCATATCCGCGATGCAATCAGCCGCTGGCGGGAATGGCAGGGGGCAGGTTTCCCCGGAACCTTCAGCGCATTAGGCGCGGATATTGGCGGGGGCGGGGCGCAATCCGATAAAACGACCCTGGCCGATGCGTATGATGTGGTCAAGGTGAGAGCCGTGGACGAGCTAGTGATTGCCAATCCGGAAACGGCGACGATGGAAATTTGCGGGCAGATCGGCCCGCGCCTGGATCAGCATCGAAATGGCGGCGCTTACATCGATACCGTCGGCATTGGGGCAGGGGTATATCACCGCGGGCGCGAGTTGAATATGCGCGTCTACGCCTTCAAAGCCGGCGCGGCAACGGAGCTGCGCGACAAAAGCGGGATTTACAAATTCGCCAACTGGCGTAGCGCGGGGTGGTGGCTCTTGCGCGAAATGTTGGAACCTGGCAGCGGCTTCGATGTCTGCTTGCCTCCAGACAACGAGCTCTTTGCCGATCTGATTGCCCCGCGGTTTACGTATACCTCCAGCGGTGAGATTGCGATCGAATCCAAAGACCTGATTCGCCGCCGGCGCGGGAAATCGACCGATTACGCCGATGCGGTGATCCAGGCAATCATTGGGCCTATCCTGGTTGAAGAAGAGTTGATGGGCCAAGAGCATTATCAAGTTCATGATTTTACAAGAGGACGGTGAGGCTATGAACCTACGCAAACAACTGGCCCGTATCTTTCTCAGGCCCGAGTACGACCGGGCCACGGCCCTGATCCAGAGCGCCGTCAATGATTGGCGGATGGTGCCATATCTCCAGGCGCGGGAAGGGGACGCCAACGCCCTGATTGCGCAGCTCGGCGAAGTCGACTCGCGCCTGGTCGACTTTATCACCCGGCAGCTCCGCGATTATTCCGCGGATACGACCGAAACCTTCCGGCTTCAGATTGTGCGTGAGTGCCGGTCGCTGTACCTCAATGACCCGATGACGCAATTTGCCGTAGAGCTGTGGACGGATTATGCCTTTGGTGAATCGCCTAGCTTAACCGCAGTCGACGCCGGCGCGCAGGAGGTATGGGATGAGTTCTGGCAGGCTGACCGCAATACCCCCGTCCTGGGCGAACGCAATCTGCATAAGCGCAGTGTAGACGAGCTGTGTGACGGGGAACTGTTCTTCGCCGTTTTCGCCTCGGAGCTGGATGGCGAGTCCACCATTCGCATGCTCCCCACGGAACAGATCAAAGAAACCGTCAAGGACCCGGAAGACTCAAGCGTAGTCCTGTATTACCGGCGGGATTATTTTGGCGCGGATGGGCAGGGCGAAACCGTGTATTACAAGGACTGGCACGCCACGGATGAGCAGTTAGCCCGGGCCAAACTTCCCAGTGACGCCAAGGTTGCCCACACACTCAAGCCGGGTACAGATGTGGTGATCCTGCATGCCGGCTTCCGCGTTGTCAATGGGCGCGGTTGGCCGTTGGCGACGGCATCGGTAGATTGGACCCGCGAATACAGGCAGTTCCTCCAGAACCGCGCGGCGGTTGCCCGGGCCGCGGCGACGTTTGTTGAGAAGATCAAGGCCAAGGGCGGGCAGCGCGCAATTGACGCGATCAAGGCGCGGATCGGGACGTCTCTGGCTGGCGCGGCGGACACGTTCGAGACCAATCCCCCGCCGGCCGCGGGATCGGCCTGGATCGAGAACGACGCCATGAGCCGCGAATGGATGAACCGGCCAACCAACTCGGGCGATGCGGAGAAGGACGGCGCGGCGATCAAAAGGCAGGCCGCGCTTGGCTACAAGCTCTATCCCCACTTCCTCGGGGACGGGGATTACTACCGCCTTGCCACGACGACGGCGATGGAAGGGCCGACGCTGAAGTCGTTCAACCGCTACCAGGCGTTTTGGGCGAGCGTGTGGAAGGATCTGTTCAAGATTATCCTGATCTTTATGGAGAAGTACGGCAATCGGACGTTTACCAGCCATGAAGCCAAACTCTCCATCGACCGGATTATTACCCTGGCGCAAGAGGATATCACCGCGGCGATGAACACCCTGACCGGTATCTACGACCGCGGCTTGATCGACGCGCCGGCAGCGCAAGCAATCAGCCTGACCTTACTCAAAACCTCATTAGAGATGATGGGGATTCAGGGCGTGGATGAGATGCTGAAACTCGTCCGCGCGCCAATTGAGCCAAACGCTGACCCGGCCGCGGCGATGGAGGCTGGCGAACGCCAAAGTTTTTTTCAAGAGGACGTCGGTGACTACGGCGTAGCGATCCGGCGCATTTTCTATGCACTGTGGTCGGGGAAATCCGATAAGGACTGGTTCCGCGATAACATGCAATACATGGTCGATCGGGGCTTACGCCGGGCCTGGAAAGAGGGCATGGAATCTGTGGGCTTGACGATGGACGATATGACTGACGAGGAAGAGGCTGACCTGGGCGCGATCATCCTCGATCAGTACGGCTACATCGATGGCGCGGCGGATTTCGTCATTGCCAATTCCAAGGCCAATGACGGTAAATTGGCGGATATTCAGCCTCGCGCGCAGATGTGGGTAAACCGGTACAACCAGGTGCTGGGCAAGGCGCGCATGTCTGCGGCTAGCAACCCATTACTCACCTGGACGGAGGGGCCAACGAAAGAGAAGTGCGCTGACTGCATTTATGCGAATGGGCGAACGTACCGCGCCTCAGTTTGGAAGAAATGGGGATGGGAAACCCAAAGTTCTAGATTGGCCTGCAATGGGTTTAAGTGCCAATGCAGTTTGGACCCAGCTCCTCCAGGGTCTAAGGCGAATAAGGGGCATCCCCGCCGGCCTTCTGGATAATTGGGAGATTGATCTTCCCCGCTTCAACTCGTTTATGGCAGTAACCACAAAGAGAGATAAGGTTTTCGGGGCGATTGGCTGTTTTATGATCACCATTGAAGAGACGATAAGGAATGATGTGATGAACGTGAATAGCGATGTGATCTACTTTGCCGTTCTTACCGCATACCTGGCATGTGTAGTTATCGCGTCTTCTTACCTTGCGCGCGATCCTTCCCCAATTTGGGCCGCGATACGAATTGGTTCCGTCTATGTAATTCCAATTAGCCGGGCCAACCATCGACCTGGATTTTCCAATGCCTTTGCATTCCTTGGAACAGTAACTTGCGGATCTTGCGCTTCTTCCGATCTGGCAGAAATGAACCTTAAACTCTTTCCCGCAAATCAGGCAAATGCGCGGAATAAAGCTTGCGGGTCTTTGTCGGTTTGGCTTTGGCTGATGGGCAGTATATTCGGAAACGCACTGGGCAGAACAATATCCAGGATTTCTATAAGCCCAATCCTCAAATTGCTTACTGCACCACTTACAGGTAAACATAGCCTTCTTGGTTGGATCGGATACATTCCATCCATCCGCAAGCCGGCACTCCTTGGAGCAATAAAATCGCTTACTTCCCTTATTGGGAACAGTGTAAAAAATGTTCCCGCACTTCCTACAGACCTTTTGAATTCGTATCGTTTCAGCTATACCATAGCACACGCTGGAGCAATACTGCTTAGATTTCCCGTTGCTCTGTTTTTCAGGAATGAATTGCGTTCCACAAATAGGGCAGGGGATAGGCTTCAAAGCCCGCGCCTTGTTTCGGCAAGAGGGGGAACAAAACCAGTAATTCCCTTTTGTAAAGCTGGAAGGTTTAAGAATACGTTCAAACGGATTGCCGCAATGCCGGCAGGTAAAGGTACGCTTTTCCATCGTGTGATCTCCCTAGAATTGTCACTCCCTAGATTTCGGAATTGGGCGCGCAGTCTAGGGAACCACGCTCGTCAACGACTGATCAGGTCGCTCAAGCCCATAGATATTATAACGCAATGGGGGACCGGCTAATGACAACGAAAAATTCTTTGCAAATATCCCCCGATGGCTTTCTGTATTTCAAGGGAGCCAAGCTCCCATTCAAGATCCATGCCGACGGCTTCGAGTTCTTCGAAAAAGATCCAAGGCGCGCCGCGCTTTTGGGTGGGCAGCGCTTTGTTGTGCCATTCGAGATGATCGTCGAATTTATCGCGCAGATAAGTTCTAAAGAATTATCATAGTAACTCTATAGAAATGAAGGGAGCAAAGATGAATGAGGGAAAACCGACCACTGGCTATTTCTTCATCGCGCCGATCTTCTCCAACCCATATGCAACGGCGTCCCTGGACGAGATCGTTGCGCAACTTCGCTCCTGTTCCTATCGCTGCGAAGCTGGCCCACTGGAATTAAACCTAGCGTTTATTGAGCTTATGCGCCGCGCGGCGCAAGAGGAAGTTTCTGACAAAAAGGGTAGGTAAATATGCCGAAGCAATATCTTGAGCCCATCTCGCCGATCGTGGTCCAGCTCGGGGCAGGAAACGCCAACGTTCTTGCCAATATCCCGGTTGGGTATCATTATGAGATCGTCAGTGTGATGATTTCGAATACCGCCAATGCACAGAGGACGTTTCGCCTGCATTTGCACGCAACCCTTCTTGCCGCGTCTCAGGCCAATGCACTTGCCTATGATGTGCCCATCAACGCCAATACCATCTACAATATGCCGTTTGGCGCGCCGATTATTATCCCGGCTGGGTACCGCATCACTGGAAGCGCCAGTCTTGCCGCGTCGGTCAATGTGATCCTGACCGGTTATATCGTTAGCGATGTGGGGTAAAGAGATGCTACCAGATACGTTTCCACCTAATAAAAGTTTTACCGGGCTTCAATCTGGCAATGTTCCGGCCGGCGATTACACTGAGTTCGAGGCGGACGGCTTTCTCGTCACGCATGGCGAGGGCAGGGCCTGGAAGGATCTTGACCTGGGAGCCGTCGACCTGGGCGGCGGGGCGACTTCCCCGGATTTGGTCGCGCTCAACGGGGGAACGATCCAGCTCCCCGGGTTTGACGGGAATGTCACAGTTGAGCAGCTATGGGGTGCGAAAGAGATTGACCATGACTATGCGGAAGGGACAGACATCCGCCCGCATGTGCATTGGCTTCCCTCGACGGCCGGCGCGGGATCGGTCAAATGGCAGCTTACCTATGTGATCCTCAGGGGCGGGGTGGCCGCCGGCGCGGAAACGACCATTACCGTTACGCAAGCTGCGGGCGGCGTGGCCTGGATACCGAAGTTCGCTGAATTTGCGCCGGTCATCCCCGGCGTGGGAATAAAGATAGGGGATCAGATTGCCTTCCGCTTTTTCCGTGATCCTACCCAGGATGACTATGCCGGCGATGCGGTAGTCACCACGATTGGTTTTCATATTCAGGTCGATGCGCTTGGAAGCCGCAACATCTCAAGCAAATAAACGCGCCCTAAATCCGCGCTATAATCCTAATTGACATCCGGAACCATGTTCCGCTGCGCCTTTGAGCCGTCACATCGTGGCGGCTTTTTTTGTTTCCGAGGAGGATTTTATGGAAGGTCTATCGCAACCAAGTGGAATTTTATCGTACCAGGTCAGGCGGGCAAAAGGGCCGGGCCTAGGCTGGCAAATTGCAAACCGCCTGCGCTGGAGCTATATCCGCGGGTGGATCGCGTTTATTTTCGCGCCACTGCTGGCGAAGTTGATCGGGTTTGGGACGGTCACCAGCCGGCTAATGGTGCGAGTCAAGAAGGCGTCCGGCGAATGGATCGATTACGGTGTGGTCGGTTACCGGGTCGTGACGACTGCCGGCGTGACGGCGATGAGCACGTCGTTTCAGACGCCGGCCAGTCCTGGAAACTTCTTCTATCATGGCCTGGGCACTGGAAACACAGCAGAGAACGCCTCGGACACACAGCTGGTCACTGAAATTACCACAGCTTATAACCCAGACTCGACCCGCCCGGCGGGGACGCACGTGGCCGGGGGGAGCGCGAATATTTATCGCTCGGTGGGGACAGTGACGGTGGATGGATCGGCGGCAGTGACAGAACACGGCGTTTTTAGCGCCGCATCGGCGGGGACGCTACTGGACCGGACAGTGTTCAGCGTGGTCAACCTGAGCAGCGGGGATTCTTTCGTTGCGACCTATGAGCTGACCTTTACTGCGGGTGGGTAATAAATATGACCATTCGATTTTACATTCTGCCAATTGAGCGCGAAAAATGACCATATTGGATCGCGGGCGCAACTGGTTTATTGAAGACGTAGCGGGCGAACCGCAGCGCCGCCGCTTTACGACTGCGCTGCATGATCTTTTTTACCAGGACGACGCGCAGCAGTGGCAGGCGGTTGATGAAAACTTGGCCGACGACACCACAACCGGGTTTGCCAACAAAGTTGACCGGATGCGCCATATTATCCGCATCGGCTCAACCGGGACACGGCGCTGGATACCCCGGCGCGAATACCCGAACGAGTATGTGGAGTTTGGGCGGCTGCAATCCTGGTCCGGCAGTGCATGGCAGAACGTCAACCTGGGTACGCCGACCCGCAGCGGGAATAAAATCGCGTGGTCAACCACCAGCTTTGACCTCTCGCTGACCGTCACCTGGAAGCACGTCAAGATTTTGGCCGTACTCAAAACCGAAACAGCGCGGCGGCGTCTGCGTTGGTCGGTAGTTTTGTATGGGCTAACCTGGAATAATGGCACATTGTACGGCGCGGATGGACTTCCGGCCGGTGAAGTGGAGCGCCCGATTGCCTGGGACGCTAACGGCTCGATTGACAACCAGAACGTCACCATTACAACGACCTACTCAGCCGGGTATTTAGAGTTTGGCGGGGATCTATCGGCGGCAGTGCTGCCGATCACGATTGACCCGACGCTTGACGCCGCACCCGGCGCGGGCGGTGACGACGGCTCGTTTTGGTCGGGCGGATTTAGCAACGATAACAATGGTTTATGGATTGGAGACATATACGGCGCATTTATGAGCGCCTTCATCCGTTTCCCCAGCGTGACGATTTCCAACGGGGCAACCATTGATAGCGCGAAACTCATCTTGGGTGGTTCATCTGGTTCGGCGAATACGGTCAATGTTAATATCCGCGCCAACGATGCCACCAACCCCGCCGCGCCTACCACCAATGCGGAGTGTGTCAACCCAAATCGCACAACGGTCAGCGTAGATTGGGACAGTATAACGGCATTTAGCGCGGGAACTGATTATGACACGCCGGATATTTCCGCGATTGTCCAGGAACTTGTAAATAGCTACGATTATTCGTCTGGCGCTGCAATGGTGTTCTACCTCGAAAATGATGGGTCGAGCTCCGGGGCCGGGCGTATTTTCTATTCGTACAACTACGGCGCGTCGGATGCGCCGGTGCTGCACGTCGAGTACACCGAGGGCGGGGCTGCCGCATCATTACCTATTTTGCGCAGGGTCAACACCCTGTTAAGGATGTGACGTATGAATGGACGAATGTACTCAGTAAATTTTGAGAACGTGAGTGTAAGCGCCGCGCAGGATCTATTTGAGATCAGCCCGGCAGACGATAAGCCGCTAAAAATTCACTCTATCGAAATCAGCCAAATCAGCGATGTGGGCGACGCGGCAGAGGAGATGCTGAGACTGGAACTGATCCGAGGGTACACCTCATCGGGTTCTGGAGGCAGCGCATTTACACCAAACCCACTCAACCCGAATGACCCGGCGGCTGGATTTGCGTCTGAAATCAACAATACTACGTTGGCAAACACTGGAACAGCGGTGGTGCTTTACGCGGCGGCGTTCAACATCCGGGCGGGGTGGATGTACCTGCCAACCCCTGAATGTAGGCCGGTCGTCACCCAGGCGCAGGCCACGATGGTGCTGCGCTTGATGGCAGCGCCGGCGGACGCAGTAACACTTTCAGGCACGATGATCGTCGAGGAGTTGTAGACGATGGGTGTGTACCGGAGGGTATGGGATTATAGACCCAGGCGGCGGTGGATTGGCACAAAAACCGCTGGCGGGTCAACGTATCCCATGAGTTTCGCCGGAGTACTGACGCCCGCCGGGATAACTATTCGGCAGGTAACGAAACTGATTGCCGGGGTGCTGACCCCGGCAGGGGTAGTGATCAGGCAAGCTCAAAAGACTCTTGCCGGTGCGCTCACACCCGCGGGCTTGCTGGTCAGGCAGATCCAGCGGGGGATCAGCGGCGCAATTACTCCATCCGGAGCGCTGACCTATATCAAGGCGATTACCCGCGCCATTAGCGGGTCGGTGGCTTTGGCGGGATCTGTGGCGCGGTCGCTTCAGCGTGGCCTGGCAGGCGGAATTACGCCGGCAGGCGCGGAGACGCGGCAAATCGGGAGAACCATCGCGGGCGGGCTAACCCCATCCGGAACCATGAGCTCGATCAAGGCGATCTTGCGCTCCTTCGCGGGCGCGCTCACGCCCGCGGGTGGGCTGGTCAGACAGCTCCAGCGCTCGATCAGTGCAGGAATTTCACCCAGCGGGGCAGAAACGCGCTCGATCGGCAAGGCGACTTTTGCGGGAAACCTGACCCCAACGGGGGCACTGACGGCAATCAAAGGGATCTTGCGTTCGTTTTCGGGCGCGCTGACTCCGGCCGGAAGCATTACAGCGCGCTCGATCCAAAAGCCCATTGCGGGGGCGTTAGCGCTGGCGGGAGAGATGGTCAAGTCGATCTCGCAGACGATTACAGGCGGCATTACCCCATCTGGCGTGCTTTCCTATCTCAAGGCCGTCATGCGCTCTTTTGCCGGCGCGATCCAACCAACTGGATCGATCACCGCCCGGTCCATACTCAAGGTGGTATCGGGCGCGATGCAGCCAACCGGGGGAATTGCCAAAACCATTGGCAAGCTCATTTCTGGGGCAGTGGCTTTGCTAGGATGGTTTACCGGGTTACGCGTTGGACCGGCGGCGAATATCCGCTATATCACCGTCCAGGTAAACTGGCAGAATGCGATTTCTTTCGCGGAAGAAAGACGGTTCATTCTTTCCTTCGATGAAATCGGGTTTACGAATCTTGATCTGATGGAAAGCGAGTCCTGATGACAAAACTATGGCATATCGGCGATTTACCCCGAATAACCGCGACGTTCACCAATGATGCCGGCGCTCTTGTCGACCCGGACACACTGGTATGCAAGGTCAAAAAGCCCGACGGGACGGTGACTTCGTATGTCTTTGGGACCGCGGTTGAGCTGGTCAGGGACTCGCTAGGCGTGTATCACATCGACATCGCGCTAACCCAGGCCAAGAACTGGTTTTACCGCTTCGAGGCAACGGGCACCCGAACAGTCGCCAACGAGGGAACGATCATCGTTCAAGATAGCAATTTCTATTAGGAGGATCTATGGAGCATCCAATCAGCACCGCCTATCTCGATCTTCAGATTGCCCGCGCTTCCGCAGCTCTGGCCGCGGCCGGCGCGTTTGACACCACCCCAACGGTGATGCAGTGCCCGGGCTTTTCCAAAGCCATGCTCTTTATCGAGTACGAGCGCGGCGGAGCGGGCGGGGACATGCAGCTCAAGGTGGAAATCAGCCCGGTTCCTATGGGAGACCACTGGTTTCAGATTACCCAATATGCCGGCGCGGCGGTTGCTTCCGGGTCGGATGTGGTTTCCAACGTCCAGCGTCAGGAAATCGAGTACGGGTCGACTGGGGCAGGGGTGGAAAAGTTCACCTTTGGCCCGATCGATCTGGCAAAAACCGCTGAGCGCATGCGGGTAAACTGCCAAGAGTCGGGCGCGGTTGGAACGCCGGGGACCTGCAAGATCACAGCCGTATTCTCAGAATAAAGCAAACGATCCAGTGGCCTCTGGATCGCTTACCCGCTTGTTTCTGGTGGGCATTGCACCCGTTTTGGCGGCATAGGTTCCGCCATTGAGCCTTTCACACAAGAGTCCGCGTTTGTCATAAATGGATTATAACGCTATAGAATTATCTGTGCAATTACTAAAATAATTCTATAGACTTAGAAATAATCCAATCGTCATGTAATGATTATAGCCAGTGGAGATGACCGTGACATATTCAAGATAAAGAAGCGCCAATAATGCGCGTTATAATCTTTTCATAACTGCATAGATTTTCCATGAGCCTTTGCGCCAATCCCTATCGGATTGGCGCTTTTTGTTTACCGAGGCACAAATGCAAAAACTAATCTGGGTCAAATTACAAGAAAACGCACAGCCGCCGGCGCGCTTGCAAGAGGCGGCAACGATCAAGAGCCGGGTACTGCGCCTTTCGCGCGAGTTGGGTTCGCTCCTGACAGACAAAACCCTGCCGGCCGGGCTGCGCTCAAAGGTCGAGTCGTTCCAGGCGGATCTAAAGAAAACCTGGAAGGAGCTTGAGTCAGAAGCAACGCAGGACGGCGGGCACAAGGCCGTGGCCTCCAAAGAGGATGGGCTTTCCGAGTGGTGGGATGGGGAAGAGTACCACTATATCCCCTATAACATCATCTCGTTTGAGCAGCTCAAGGCCGCGGAAGCTGCCAAGGAGCTGGGCGAAACCATGCGCGAGCGCGTCGGGCAATTTACCGACATGCTCAATAACATTTTCTGGTCTTACGAAGTCCAGGACAAACTGACCGCGGCGCAAACTCTATTTGACGAGTTCGTCGGCGTGATCGGCGATGTATTGACCGGGCAGGATACCGGCGAAGACAGCATGGCCGGCCTGGGTACGGAAGCCGAAGCTTTTACCGAATCCTATCAGCCCGCAGTTTCCCTGGTGGAAGCCGAAGGCGCTGTCGATCCGCGCGGGCCGTTGGAGATGGACGTCCAGCTCATCTCTCCAGGTTGGGGCAATAGCCGGGATAACCACTACTACCCCAAAGAGATGCTGGCCCGTGATGCGCACGTCTTCGAAGGCGTGAAGATGTATGCCACGGATCACAAGCAGGAAGAGAAGAACGTCCGTTCTGAAGTATCCAAAATCAAGAAGATCGTTGGATTTACCGAAGCCGGCGCGCCGATTGGGCGGGTGGTGGTCTTTGATCCTGACTTTGCCGAGGCTTGCCGTAATCGCGCCAAAGCGGGTGAACTGGAAAGCCTCGAATGCTCAATTCTGGCCGACGGCAAAGCCCGGGCCGGGTTTGAGCTGGGTGGGCGCAAAGGCAAGGTGGTGGAAAGCATTATCAGCGCATCGTCCGTGGATTGGGTAACCCGCGCCGGCGCGGGTGGGAAAGCGCTCAACCTGGCGGAAAGCGCGGATGGGGCTCCGGAACAAACTCCTGAAGCAGATCCCGCGCCTGTGGAAGAAACCGCCGTGGTGACTGAACCCGTGGCGATCCACGAGGGAGAAGCCGCTCCGGAAGAAACCCCGCCGGCGACTGAACCCGTGGCAGAAACAGTCCCCGCCGTCGACGCCCCGGTCGTGCTGTCACGCGAGGAAATCCAGGCCGCGCTAAAAAAGACCAACCTGCCCGCGGCGTCGGTAATTGAGCTGGCGTTTGCTGAGTACGCTACCGGTGAGGCTTTGCAGGGAGCGATCGACGCGGAAGTGAAGCGCATCAAGGAAATTAGCGGATCGGGTCGCCCGTTTGGATTGGGCGAGCGCGCCGCTGTTCAAAGTTCGCAGGCCGTCTCCAGGACCAAGATCGAGGAGACGATGAATGCCGTCAACAAGAAGTTTGGTTTTGGGAGGTAAAAAATGACTGAAGCTATTCATAACGACTATGAGGTGTCAAGCGAGGGCGCCGTCCGGCATTGGGAAATCCCTTACGCCCGGCTGACCGATACCACACCGACTCCGTCCAACCCCGCGCAGGTAACTTCTCTCCTCGTGGGCACCAATCTGATGGGGGTGATCCTGAGCGTTGACCCCGTCAATAGCGTCGCGGTCCTGGATGTCACCCCTTCCAAGGTGACCCGCCAAACCGTGCGCAATGTGCTGACCTACGGCGCGGGCCCGGCGGAAGCGACATGGGGACCGATCAACATCGGGGACCCGATCTACTATGACGCGACCGCGACCATGCCGGCTGGCACGTACCTGTCCACCAGCCCGCTCAATGGTGGTGGTACCGCCAATGCGCTGTTTGGCTTTGCCGTCCCGATGGACGATACCGATATGGCGCTTTACCCCAAAGGCGCGGCCCTGGTTGGTTCGACACAGACCGTGGGCGTGATGCAGGTTGGGGCCGGGCGCTAAGACCTTTATCGAAACCTGACAGAAGGAGGACTTCAATATGTATCAGGTAATGCAGTGGGTTAAATCAACTTCCCTCGCCGAAAAAGGTTTCGATTTAGATCAGATCGAAACCATCCTCAAAGCCCATCAGCCCCCGGCCTGGGCGACTGAAAAACTGGGCGAAGCCGGATTGGCCGAGCTGGTCGCGATGAACGAACTCGCCAATTCCTGGCGACGCATGGACCTCTCGCAATTCCGCGAGACCATGACCACGGCGCACTTCGACGTTTACTTCGCCGATGCAATCAGCCGCGCGTTCCTGGCGGATTACACCTTCCAGGCGGGTCAGTGGCAGGCGTACACCTATCCGGACAGCGCGCCGGACTTCCGCGATGTCGACCGCTTCCGCATGACCGAACCGGGGACGCTGTTCCGCCGGCGTGAGAAAGCCGAAAACAAAGCAAGCCATATCAGCGACTCGGAAGTGTCGTATGGCGTGGATGAATTCGGGCGGCAGTTCGACGTTTCCTGGCGGGTCATCATGAATGACGACCTGGGCAAGATCCGCGAAACCCCGCGGCGCATGCTGAATGCCGTCCGGCGTTTTGAGGATTCGTTCGTCAGTGCGCTGTATGACAACGCGACCACTCAGGCGGCTTTGATTGCACTGGGCGCGGCTTATGCCGGCACCGGTCGCCTGACCGCGGCCAACCTGGCAATTGGCTTGAATGCCATGCGCATGCGCTCAGATGCGGCTGGCAACCCAATCCAGATCAACAAGATTTGGCTGGTGATCCCGCCCACCCTGGAAATGCAGGCGCAGGTAATCTTGGGCTCCACCCTCATGCCCGGTGTGGCGACAAACGATAAAAACGTTTTGCCGCAGTTCCTCGCCGGCTACAAGGTTGATCCATATATCGCCACGGCCGCGCCAAACATCCCCTGGTATCTGTTCGCAGATCCGGGCGAGATCCCCGGCGTGCCCGTGGTCCGGCTCCAGGGATGGGGCGGCCCGCTCGTTTCGCAGAAACGCTCCAATATCGAAGTCATTTCCGGTAGTGCGCCGGCTGCCTTCCTGATGGGGTCGTTTGAAAGCGGCGATATCGAGTACATGGTCAATGACGTGATCGGCGGCTGGGACTCGGCGACGTGGGTCGGCTTGATCGATCCCAATGCCGTGTACTACTCGTCTGGCACCGCGCCGTAAGGCTAACAAAAAATCGATAAGGGGAGCAACCTTACTATGGCTGAGAAAACTGTACAAAAGCAAACCATTGCCGAGGCTTTGGCGAAAAACAACAAAATCGAGTTTGGTTCCGAGGCGCATCAGCGCTTGCTGGAAGCTGCGTATGGGATGACTGTCGAGAAAGCCAAGACGATCATCGAAGAGCGCAAGAAAAACCCGCAAACCTGGCCGTATGAGCTGTACGAAAAAGCAGAAAACATGCTCCAGGCGCTGGCAACCAAACCGGTCGCGATCGACAAAGATCCGGGATGGCATAGAGAACGGGCGGAGGTTTAAATATGCTGCCTCTCATGAACTTGAAACCTTTCTATCCCCCGCAATGGGGGGTTGCAGGATCAGATGCCGGCCTGGGAATTCGCCTCTTGCCGGGTGCAAAGGTATTTTATGTCCAGAGCACCCACCCAAACGCGAATGCCAATAACGACGGCACCGATCCCGATTACCCGCTTGCGACCATTCAGCAGGCAATCAACAAATGCACGGCCAACAAGGGCGATATCGTTCTGGTTGGACCCGGGCACGCTTCCACCATCGCAACCGCGAGCGGGCTGACGGTCAACAAGGCCGGCATCTCGATTATCGGGGTGGGTCAGGGCGCGGCCCGTCCTACCCTGACCTTCAATGGCGTCGTTGGCGCGTCGATCGTGATCAGCGCGGCCAATGTCACCATTGAAAACTTTCTCATGGTGGCCGGCCTGGATGGGCTTACCAACCCGCTCCACTTACAGGCCGCGGATATCACCCTGAAGAATATTGAGTGGCGGGATACGACCGATATCGAGGCCGTGCGCGCGATCCTGACCACGGCGGCGGCTGACCGGCTGACCGTGGACGGCCTGGTTTACAACGGGTTCGTTACCGGGGATGCGTGCGTCAACGCGATCCGCCTGGTGGGCGTGGATATGTTCGAAATCAAGAATTGCCGCTTCCTGGGTAATTTCTCCACGGCCATTATCGAGTTCATTACGACGCTGAGCTCGAAGGGATCGATCCATGACTGCCTCTTCCTGGAAACGGGCACAACCAATTTCAGCAAGAACGTCGTCAATACCGGCGGGCTGGCATGTACCTGGTCGCTGTACGACTGCTTTGATCTTGGCGCGGGCGTCGCTTTTGGCGGCGGATCTGGCGCGGCCCTCTCCGCGACTCCGGTCGCCTCGATCGTGGCAGAGCGCATGGTGGAAAAGTCAGACGGCGCGGTGTTGAATGGGGCGGATGATCTGTTCGTCATCAGCGGCGGCCCGATTATGGTCCTGGAGTTCGTTGGCATCGTAACCACCATTATTGGCGGCGCGGCCAACTGCCAGATCGTTGAAGCGGTAGCCTCGCCGGCGGGCAACGTCAACCTCTCTACCAGTGTAGCGATCGACGCGGATGCCGTTGGCACCAGCTACACCTTTACCGCCGCGGCTCCTGGGGTCCTGACCCCAACCACGGCCGGTGGACTCGCCAACGTTCCGTCTACCAAATGGCTTTGCCCAATTGGGACGATCAACGCCACGTGCAGCGCCGCTCAAACGGGCGTAATCAAGTGGTACATGGTCTATCGCCCGCTCAGCCCGAATTCAGTTGTTTCGGTTGCAGCGTAATTAGATGGTTTTTGCGCCGATGCGCCGGAGGTAATCAAATGTCCTGCACGGGTCGTTTTGCTGAAGCCGCTGACTACGAAACCTTACTCGGGGCCGGGATTGACCTGGACGATGCGGGGGAGGTGACGACGGTCAACCTGTTTCTAGATATCGCCGCTTCGGATATTCACGCCGCGCTGGCTGCGGTTGGGGCGTGCGATTGCACCCTGGCTGCGTGGGCCGGCGGTTATCTGAAGAAGCTCAATATTCTGGACGCCGCGGTTATTCATAATGCCCCGTGCGGGAACCGGTTTACAGACGATATGAAGCGCACGTGGTTGGAGTGGTTGGACCGCCAATATGAGCTGATCCGCACGGGGAAACTTACCCTGTGCGACGGCGATACGGGGAGCGAATTCCCCGCGTTCGGCGCGGCTGAATTCAGCTATACCACCTGGAACCAGGCGCAGATTATCGCCAACAAACAGGCGAAGCGGCCGTAATGGGCTGAGGTGGGAAGCAAAACCGCCAAGGCGCGGCGGCTGTGTCACAGCCGAAAGTGATTGCAGGCGAGGGAGGCCTGGTTCTGATGAAATACACCGGCGTTACCGACATTGACACGTACCCTGGACAGGTGACCGGAACGGGATATCCGTTCGGGTTATTGCGCCGGCGCGGGTTCGTCGATGCCCGGGACGTCCCTGGTCTTCTCCAGGTAACGGAAGACACCCTGCCTGTTTTCGAGGTGGCCTGATGCCCGGACAACTCAAGGCCGTGGTACCCGCCAAACTGAATGTGGACGCCATGATGGGCGTGCTTCAGACTGAGTTCGAAAAGTACGCCCCGTTCCTGGTCAAGTCCTTCGAGCGTACGACAACGAACTGGCAGGGGGAAAAGCCGGTTTTTAGCCCGATCATCAAGGGCAGTCCCAAGTCGCGCGAGATGGTCCTTCAGATCCGCGTCGTTGGTCCTGAGAAAGGGCGCAAGAAATGGAAGTGGTTGAATGAGGGGACGAGCCCGCACGTGATCAAACCCAAGGGGCCCTACCCGCTGCGCTTCCGCACAGGGTACCAGGCCGGGTCAAAACCAAAGCAGCTCTTTACGATCCGCGGATCTGCCAGTGGGGATGAAGTACGGGCGATGGAAGTCCATCACCCCGGTTTCCCGGCGCGGGAATGGTCGGACCTGATTATCAAAGAGCACCAGGACCCCTTCCGGCGCTGGATGGACGCCGCGATGGGCCATGCCGCGCGCGCTTCAGGGCACGCGATGAAATGAGGAAACGAATGGAAGAAACACCAATATTTATTCCGGTCACGATCATTGAAGCGCGCGGCGAAACGTTCCTGGTGGAATACAACGCCGGCGGGCTCAAGCGGGCGATTATCCCGGGTAGTGAAGTCAAGGATGGTCAGGCGGATGTCGAGATCCTTGCCCTGGGTATTCCGTACGGCCTGCCCTGGGAAGAGATGGTTAATCTGCAGGCAACATCGGAATTGCTGGCGCAAGAGCTGCGCATCCGCGGGATTTGGACAATTGACGATATGCGCCGCAACCAACCCGTTGTTTACGGCGCTTTACAGGCCGTATATGGTCTGGATTTAGCGGGGCTGATCAACGCCGCTGAAACTTACGTTCGAGGGAGGTAAATCCAATGCCAAATGGTGAAAAAGTTTTCGACTCCTCCAATGGGTCGCTGTTCGTGCAACCGAATGGGCCTGGCACGGCCATGTATTTTCTTGGTTGTCATTCGATCGATGACATCGAAGCCCCGCAAGGGGAAATCGAGCTCGTGCCAAACTATACGGCTGACCGGACCTGGGAAGTCATCGGGCAAAAGAAAGCCCCGCCCGAGATCGTAACCACCACAATCACCGGTATGACCAAAAAGACCCGGGATTGGTTGGAAAAACTGCGCTGTTCTGGAATCGCCGCGCTCTATGTGCTGGAGAGCTCCTGCGGGAAACGCGATGATCCGGCCAATTGGGAGCGGGCCAAGGCGTTGCAGCGCATCAACATCAGCTCCAAAACCTACGCCGGCACGGCCAATAACGCTGAGGTCACCGACTCCACCCATGCGATTGCAATTCAAGCTTGGTTCCCGCTGATTGAGTCGGTCGAGGTCACCATCAAGCGCCTGACCAATCCGTCAACCCTGGCCGCGAATGGCATCTGGGCGGACAACGCCGGGCAGTGCCTGGGCGACTGCGGCTCCAACGTCAACCCCGGGGATATTCTGGGAATTGCTCCCGACTCCGCGCCGGCTGCGGCGACGGGCGATATCCTCTTTTCGACCGATGCCGGGATTACCATCGCCGCGGGTGCCGCGGATCCATTCGCTGCCGGCCTGCATACGATGGGGATTACCGCCTTCCCGATCAATAAAACCGGGCGGCGCTGGCTGGTTGGCAAAGAGGCCACGGCTGGCACGCAGGGGCAGGTTGCCTACTCGGACGATGCGGGAGCGACCTGGACGACGGTCTCGATTGGCGGAGCTGCGGCGGGCCACGGGGCGGTGTACGGGAAATGCCTTTTCAGCCTGAATGGGCAGTTCATCGTCCTGGCCGGGCGGGTGGGCTATATCTATAAGTCCATCAACAACGGCGCGACGTGGGTCGCCAAAGACGCGGGCGTGGTCACCTCCGGCAATTACAGCGCCGTCCACTTCGCCGATGAAAAATACGGCGCTGCGGTAGCCGCGGCGGGCGTGGTCGCAATCACCCGCGATGGCGGCGAGAGCTGGCAGGCCGCGACGGTGATCGGCGGCGGGGCTGCGGCAAACCTGTGCGTCCACGTCTTCAACGATAAGCGCATTCTGGTTGGCGACGATGCCGGCAAGCTTTGGCAGTCGACCGACTTCGGAACCACCTGGACCCAGATTAGCGGTTGGACCGGATCCGGGGCCGGGGATGTGCGCGATATCATGTTCGTCAATGACTTCGTTGGCTTTATGGCCTACAACAACGCGTCTCCGGTTGGCTCCGTTCTGCGCACGATCGACGGCGGGGCAAACTGGGCCGTTATCAGCGGAACCCCAACCAACGTCGGGCTGAATTCGATCTGGGCTGTGGATGAAAACACCGCCTATACGGTCGGCGAGGCGTCCGGCGGGACGGGTGTGGTTTTGAAAATTTCCGAGGCGTAAGCCTCTGATAGGGGAGACCTCCGACTATGTTGCGCACAGACCATCAAGGGCAAAGCCGCCGCTCCCCCGGCTCCTTGATGGCCTGGTGCGGGGAGCATTGGCATGAAACAGAGTTCAAAAAAGCACGCATTTACCAACAGCGTCGGTGACACGTTCGGTCTATACCCGATGAACCCGCTCGAAGAGCAGCTCGTCCGGGAACAAATGCAGATCGAATGGAAAGAAGCCGGCAAGATCCTGCCCAATAAACCAGTCTACTCGGTCACCAACGCGGCGGGGGAAACCCAATCGATCCAGGTCAATGACGAAAAAGAGGCCGAGTCGGTTGGCCTGGCAGTGGAATGGGCGGCATATAAAGCCGCAAACAGTGCCTTTGAGCAAGAGTACAGCGAACGCTACATGATGAGCTGCTTCTCTTGTATCCAGGCCAATCCAGACGATTACCCGGAATGGAAAAAACGAATGAAGATACGCCGGCTGCCCATCCCAGAAGATGAGGCGGATAAGCTGGTTTCTTTCGGAAAAACCTGGGTAATCCGTTCGACGGACGATATCTCGGGATTTATCTTCGCCTGCACCCGGACCATGACCAACATGAGCGAGGAGGCGGCAAAAGCCGCGGAAGATAAATTTCGCCTTACGCTGGAAGGGGCGCTTGCTCAATTCCCTGGCGCTGAATAACGGGGATTGGACCTACAGCGCGTATTTTGCCTCCGTGGATGTGATCCATGATTGGGGGCGCCTGCCTTCTGAATTTGGCCTATGCCGGCCTGAAGATGACATGGCCGTGATGACTGCCTTTACCTCAGCCGTTTCGCACATGCGCGCGTGGGAACATCAAGAGCAAGAGCGAGAGATGGAAAAACAACGCAACGCGCCGAAACGGAAAGCCAACCGCAACGGGTAGTTGTATCGACTTGCTTAAGTAAATCCATAGGTGAGGAATGGGAAACGAAATTGGGTTAGAGGCGCTTTGGCGGGATGCCGGTTTCCTGGGCGGGATCAGCGAGTATCTCGCCAAGGTCAAAGAGGGCGAGTCGACCACGACAACGGCTTCGGGTAAGATTTCTCAGGGCCTATCCGCGATCGGCGGCACAATCGTTACCGCGGCCTTGGCGGCCGCCGCGCTGGCAATCAGCACCGTCGTTGCCGCGACCGTCGCGGCCGTCCCGGCCTTCCTGGACTGGGCGGAAACGCTGGATGGGGTAGGGGACGTACTGGGCACTACCTCGGAGGAAAGCGCGGCATTGGCTGTGGCGATCCGCGGCGTGGGTGGGGACGTGGGGCAGATGACGGCGCAAATGGCCTTCCTGACCCGCGGCCTGGAAACGGCGGACGGCAAACTCGGGCCAACCGGCGAAGCGATGAAAAAACTGGGGATCAGCTTCAAGGACGCCAACGGCAACATCTTGCCGGCGACGGATATCCTGACCAACGTCGCGGACGTGGTTGGCAATATGCCGGACGGCCTGGAGAAAACCAAAATCATGATGTCGCTCTTCGGCAAATCGGGCAAGGATTTGTCCGACGTGATGAGTGCGCTAGCCGGTGGCGGGCTGGCAGAGGCTGACGAAATGGCGAAGCAGTTGGGCCTTTCCCTCGGGGATGAGGCGACGGACGGGGCGATCCAACTGGGGCGCTCTTTCAACAAACTCAAGATGGTTGGACAGGGGCTGATGGTTGCGTTTGGGCAAAAGCTAGCCCCGGCAATCTCCACTCTGACTGCGAGTGTGATGGATTTCCTGATGAAGAACCTGCCGGCGATCAAGCAGTTCATCGACTCGGTCTCTTCCTGGGTTGGCAACGCGATCTATTTTATCGGCGATTTTGTTGGAACCCTGACGAGCTTAGGGTTGAAAGAAGCGCTTGAGGTCGCTTTTGGGGATGCGGGGACCATTATCTATAACGTGGTCAGTGGCATCCAGAATTTCATCAATTACATCGTTTCCAATAAACCAATCTTGATTGGCGCATTGGCGGCCATTGCCGCCGCGATTGCTTATTGGGCTTACGTTACGATTAGTCAGGCAATCCCAACGATCACACTTTTCGTTACATCGATGGGGCCGGCAATCGCGGTCATGCTGGCGATCGGGGCTGTGGTTGCGGCCCTGGCCTGGGCCTGGGAAAACAACTTTATGGGCATGCGGGATACGCTAACGGAGTTTTGGAACACCAGCGTCTTGCCGACATTACAGCAGCTCTGGACATGGCTTCAGATCAATATCCCCATTGCCTTGCAAGCCCTTTCGAACTTTTGGACCACGGTACTCCTCCCGGCGATCCTGAGCGTTTGGGCCTGGGTCCAGGGAACCCTCTTCCCCCTCCTGGCGCAGTTATGGGCCTGGTTGCAGATCAATATTCCGCTGGCTTTGCAAGCCCTTTCGAACTTTTGGACCACGGTACTCCTCCCGGCGATCCTGAGCGTTTGGGCCTGGGTTCAGGGAACCCTCTTCCCGCTCCTGGCAGAGCTCTGGAATTGGCTTCAGGTGAATGTGCCGATTGCTCTGCAAACCCTGGCCGATTTCTGGACCAACGTCCTCTTGCCGGCAATTCTGGGGGTGTGGACCTGGATCAATGGCACGCTCTTCCCCCTCCTGGCGCAGCTCTGGAATTGGATTCAGACAACGATCCCAGTAGCGTTGCAGGTCCTGGCGAACTTTTGGACCACGGTACTCCTCCCGGCAATTACCGGGGTATGGGCCTTTATCACCAACGTCCTCTTTCCGCTGTTCCGGTCGCTGGTCAACTTCATCGCCGCGGTATTCAACGTGGTTCTGACGCTCCTGGCGATCATCTTCAATACCGTCGTCCTGCCGGCGATCCGCGCCGTGTGGAGCTTTATTGAGGGGTCGCTGCTGCCCATCTTCAATCGAGTATGGACCTTCATTCGCGACAACCTCATTCCGATTATTGAAAAAGTCTCGGAGATATTCCTGACCACGTTCGTCAATGCGATCCGCATCGCCGCGGAACAAATCCGCTTGAAGTTCGAGGGGGCAATCAACTGGATTGCGGACAAGCTGCAATGGCTGGCGGACTGGCTGAATGAGATTGCCGAAAAGTTTAAGAACCTCTTTGGGAGCTACGGCGAGCAAACCAACTTCACTGCCCTGGTCAACACCGCCGCGCTATTACCAACTACAGCTACGGCCGTCAATGGGTCGACCACGGCAACCAACCGCCCGACTCCATCTAGCATGACATCGGTCAACAATATGGCGGTAAATTTTGGCGGGGTCAATATCAATAATGGCATGGACTTCGCTATGTTCGATGCGCGCGTTCGAAACGTCGTGCGCAGTGAATTGAATGGAGGGTTAACGTAATGGGGATTGCACGATTAGTTCTTACCAATGGCACGATCCGAATCAATCTGATCCAACAGGCCGGGATGCTGAGCGGTTTCCACCTGGAGGATTGGCAACCGGCAATCGCCGGCATGAAGGGCGGGGGCGTGTGGCGCGACTCGATCATGGGGGATGGGCGCGCATTGGTTGAGCGGCGCTGGGAAAATGTCTTTGAAACCTTCAGTCTGGGGATTGCGGGAGATCAAACAACCATCATCGACGCCCAAAATAGCCTGCGCGCCCTGCTTGAGGATGCGCGCAACTACTGGCTCCCGCTTTCCGCGGTGACCACGCCGGTATGGATCGAGGCGCAAAGCGACTGCGAGGACTATGCCCGCTATGCGTATATATACGATTGGGACACTCCGAATGACAACAACCCCTACGGGACGGCATTCGGGGGAGCTGCCCCGTCCGTATCCGGCTTCCTACTGACGATCGAACGCGGGCATTGGATGGGCGTGGACCCGTCCGCAGCGAATCAATGCCTGACCCTGGACGGGAGCTATTCCTATCCCACCTTTGGCGGGGAACTCCTGTCCAATGCGAGCTTTGAAACCGCCGGGGGCGGCGGGGCAGATGTATTTGCCAACTGGACCGAAAGCGCCGGGGATGGGGCGATCGCGCGCGCGACTGGGGCAGGCAACTTCCTCGCCGGCTCTGGCACGGCAAGCGCGCAGCTCACCTCGGGCGCAACGTTCAACACCTACGTCCAACAAAACTTCGTTGCAACGCCTTTGGCTGAGTACACCCTGACGTTTTATTACCGCAACGTCACGAGCGTTCTCTTTTCCCCGCGCTTCCAGGTCCTGGATCTGACCGGGGCCGTGGATATCGTAGCCGAGTCGATCCTGTACCCCACGCTCAACACCGTGGATTTTATTCGGGTCTCGCAGAAATTCACCGCGCCGGCCGGTTGTATTTCGGTCGGCATCCGCTTTTACTGTCCGCCTTCCGCGGCGGGCAGGGTGGCCCTCATCGACGCGGCAAGCTGCATGAAAGTCACCCCGACTACCTTTGGCCGGGCGGCTACTTGTAACGCTGAAGTTTTCAGCGCCAACAAGTCCAGTCTCTCGCAGCTCACCCATATCTTTACCTACGACGACTCCGCGGCGACGTTCAGCGCTAACCTTATCTCGGCGGCGCTCCCGTATGATATCTTCCCCAATCCGGTCGCGGCGGCTGACTTTCTGTATCTCGGAGTCTACGATGGTGCGTTTTATTCCGCGCCGTTTACCAACCTCGTTTTTGACTTGGATCAAATCACGGCCGGGGCGCTGCGCTTATCTCCGCAGTACTGGAATGGCGCGGCCTGGACCGGCTTTACCTCCCAGTACGATTTGCAAACAAACATAACTGGGGTATCCAACACCAAGGAAGGGGTTTCGTATTTCAACTTCCGTCCGCCGGCTTCCTGGACGAGGACAGTGGTCAATGGCGTTTTTGGGTGGTGGATTCGGATGGGGGTCGCTGCCCTGAGCGGTACCCCGCGCTTTCAGCAGGTCAACCGCCAAATCTATACAGCCAACCGCCCGTATTTCTCCGTGCCGGCATCCGCTTTGCCTGGTGAGGTATCCTCTCTGCTCAAGCTGGATATGAAGGCATCTCCCGGCCCGGGAATAACCGAGATTACGACAGCTCCGATCCTGCGCTATCACATTTCCAGCCGCCTGACTGCGCGCGGCTCCAGTTTTGACCCATATATTATCCTCTCTCCGCATACCGTCCCGAATGGGGTCACCATCACCGCGGCGGGATTTGGTTATTCCTTCCTGACGTTTCACAACACAACGCCCGAAGCGCCGGGGGGCTGGTACGCCGATTTCAACGGGCTTGTGGCGAACGATACTGACAGCCTAAATCTGACCATCGCCTACCCGGTTTGCGATCATTACCGCGGCACCTTCCGGCTGTATCTGCGCTACCAGGTCGTATCTGGCACGACGACGGTAACGGTCGACTCCTTGCGTGCCGCGCTGAAATACACCGGGAGTCCAATCACGCTCTCGGGCACGGGGATTGCCTTGGCGGACCTGGGCAAGTTTACCTTCCCATTGACCCGGATCAGCGACTTGAACATGGAGTCGATCGCCCTGACCCTGGCGCTGAAATCGATTGGCGCGGCATCGCGGGTGAAGCTGTATGACCTGCTCTTCCTTCCGGTTGATGAGATATCTGTGGAGGTCAATGCGGAAATCTCGCAAACTGACCCGCGTTCAAACCAATCCAACCTGATTGATAGTCTCGATCCCCGCGCAACAATCCTGGGATTGGCAATCAATGCCTCGAACTATGTTTCTGGCGCTCTCACTATTCTTTCCAACACACCGCTCCAGCTCCCGCCGGGGAAAGCATCGCGGATCCAGATTATCACCCTGGACGATAACGCCTTCACAACCTCCTTCCCAGAACCGCAGGACCTCTTCATTCCGCGCGGGTACGTTATTCCGCGCTACTTCTCGACGCGAGGAGACCAATAAATCATGGAAGGGATCATCGTTACCATCCGTACGCCGTTTTTCCAGGGCCCGCGCAAAGTCATCAAAGACTACTCGGATAGCATTACCGGGTACACGCACACCATCGGGGCCGTTGGTGGGTACAAAGAAGCAACGATTACGCTGAGCGCGGGGCAGATCGATGTGGAAGATTGGCTTGAAAACGGCCTGGCCCGCGACGTGATTGTCACAGACGAATCGGGCGGGGTGATCTGGGAGGGCTTTGTCGACGCGCTGTCCATCCGCTACGGCGGGCGCTCGATTGAGCGCGGGCCGGTGATGGATATCTGTAACCGGCTTTCCATTCAGTACTCACCCCTCAATACCAGCGTTTCCCCGCCCGTAGCCGGCAAACCAACCCTCTTGACTGCGGCAAACAACGCCGCGTCCCAGGCGCTGTATGGGATCTTGCAAGGCGTATATTCCGCCGGGTCGGTTGTTACCGCAACGGCGTCCACCTTGCGCGATGTCCTGATTGGCGACTTGAAAGATCCGGTGATCAACCAGACGCTCTCCCTGGACTCGGCCGCGCCAAGTATTACCCTGAAATGCACCGGATATTATGCCTACCTGAATAAATATATTTACAACAATACCGGGAGCGGAACGGCGACGGCGACGAACACCATCCTGGGCGTGCTGGCCCTCGATCCCAACGCGCTGTTTTCCACTGATCACTCCCAGATTGCAACCAATACCCTGGCGATCCCGGTGTATGACAACCAGAACCGCAAAGCCTGGGACGTGCTGACCTCGATTGCCTCGAAGGGCGGGGCGTATCTGGTCCGCTATCTGATCGGGGTCTATAAAGACCGGGTCATTTCTTACCAGCAAATCCAGACCACCTACGAATACCAGTTCCGGATTTCCACCCAGGAGCTGCTGACAATGGGCGGGGCTCGGGTCTCGCTCTATAACGTCCTGCCTGGGCGCTGGCTGTTCTATAACGACTTCCTGGTTGGCAAGGCTTTGCCTGGCAGTGCCCTGAAGTCTGACCCGCGCTCGATGTTCATCGAAAGCATGACCTATACCGCGCCGGCTGGGCTGTCCCTGGAGGGAAGCCGGGTCATGCGCGCGCCGCAGATCCTCGCCCGCATGGGCCTGGGAGGGATATAACCATGACGGTCCAGGCGCGCAACGCAGAGCTGGTGCAGCTCCTCTCCTCTGATTTTCAACTGCGGTACGATCCCGGTTTTTCGATGGGGATCTCCATCAGTACCTATCTGTCGTTATTTGTGCTGCGTGGATTTTGGCCGCTGTCGAGCTTGAACGAGTCGAATAATCCCTTTGACCTTTCCGGGCAAGGCCGGACGCTGACCAGTAATAGCGTGGTCTATGGTCTAAATGGCCTGGCTCCGGTCGCGGTCCTGAATGGGTCGACCCGCTATCTCTCGCGGGCGAGTGAGGCGGGGCTGAATATCACCGGCAATCTGACGATGGGACTGTGGTTCAATCCATCCGCGCTAGGCACCGCGGCGCTGGAAGGGCTGATCGGGAAGCACAATTCAACCGGAAATCAGCGCAGTTACATCATTTATCTAAATGCAAGCAGCGGCCTGACGTTTCAGGTCTCCAGCGACGGGACGGCGGGTGGGGCGGTTGGCGTAAATACCGCCGGCGCAATGACGCCGGGAAACTGGTATTTTATCGCCGCGCGCTTTACAGCATCGACGGAGGTGGCGCTCTGGCTCAATACAGAGAAGAACGTCAACACAACCGCGATTATTGCCAGTATCTTCAGCTCGACTGCGCAGTTCGAAATTGGCCGGCGCAACGTCGCCGCGACGTTTTCGGCGGGATCGGTCGCGTTCCCGTTCCTGTGCGCATCCGCGCTGCCAGATGCGGTGATCGAGAATCTTTACGAACAAACCCGCCCGATATTCGGAGGATAAATGGCAATGAACTGGGCGAAGGCCCTGGATATTTCAACCTGGCAGGAAACCCCGGATATTCCAGGGGATATCGATTGGAATAAACCCAGGGAAAACGGCGTCCGCCTGATCATCAACCGGGCGACGTTCTCGGACAAGATCGATGCGGATTTCGTGCGCAATTGGCAGGCAGAAAAACAGGCCGGCTATCTGCGCGGCGGATATGGCTTCTGGGATTACCGCGCCGGAAACCCGGGCGCAAAAACCCAGGCCGCGGCTTTTGTCGCGGCGCTGAAAGAGGACCCAGGGGAATTTCCCGTGGTGTGGGGCGATTTCGAACGCCCGCTGCCAAGCTGGCCCGTTCTCCCGCCGCGCCTGACGGTTTTATCGGCGATCGAAACCTATACCAAAACGATCTCGGACGGCCTGGGGATGCGCGCCGGCGCGTATCTCAATCCGGCTATGATCCATTATCTACGCAGTAAGGATGGGGTCCTGGTCGACCTTCCGGACTGGCTGCGCGAATTGGATCTATGGGTCGCGGCCTGGCCGTCTGTCCCCGCGGGGTATACGCTCGAGGAATATATCGAGCGATCTGGTTGGAGACCGAATACCTATGGACAGTGGCGCAAGTGGCTCATCTGGCAGGCCGGGATCTGGGACGGGATCAAGATGGGCGTGGAAAGCAAAGAGGTTGATGCCGACTTCGTGCAGATGACGGAGACGGAGCTGGATATTTTTTGTGGTGGTACACCGGAGGGTAAATCCATGTGGGAGTCCAATGCTTTGATTGCCGCGTTTGATCCGATCGGGACGAACGCCAAAGTCGACCAGGTTGATTTTGCGGCGCTGAAGGGCGCCGGCGTGCATGCCGTGCTTTTACGCTGCGGCACATCGGACGGCGTTCTGAATTACGATCAGCCCGATGCGTCTTATCTACCGAATGTCAAATTTGGGGCATGGTTCCGCGCCGCAACCGCCGCGGGGCTGCGGGTCCTGATCGACTATGACTTCAACGCAATGCTAGATTCGGTCAATGGCTACAACGGAAGCGTGACCTTGCGTCATATCAACCAGCTTATCTCGGGCGGGCTGAAGCCGGCCCGGGGCGGGGCGCTGTTCCTCAATCTGGAACGCAACACCTGGAAGCAGTCCGTGATCGATATCACGTGCGTTGCGAATATGTTTTCGCAGGACGTGGAAAACGTCTATAACGCGCTGTGGGATGCCCACGGCCTGGTGGGGGGAATTCGCACCGGGCAGTGGTTCCTGGATAAGCGCGACTCTAGTGGGGTTTCCTACCGGTCGCAGATGGAATGGATGGATAAGGGCCAAGCGGTAATTCCGCTCTTCCTGGCCCGGCCAAAAAAGACGGGGATTACCGCTTCGGGCGATCTTCACGGTGTAATTGCCGATGTGACTGACCCGGCGATAACCTATGTCAGGATCAACAACGTCGATGTCAATGAGCAGTCCTACTTCCTCTACTTTGGCAACAAAACCAAATGGAGCGGGTGGGAGATTGCCTGGATCAAACATAGCGCAGTCAAGGACGCCGCGGGCGCGCCGGCCCTGTTCCGCCTGATCCTGTGGGGGGGAGGGGATGGGAAGCACTTCGATGCGTATTTCAACTTCCCCGCGGCAAATGCGGATATTACCCCACCCAGCGTGCCGGCCAATCTCGCGGCATCGGTCAGTAATGGAACCGTTGTTCTAACCTGGGCAAAGTCAACCGATGGGGTAGGGGTAGCCGGGTACCAGGTGTACCAGGATGGGCTCAAGGCACTGGCGACAACCGGCCTGACCGCGGCCCTTGGCAGTCAAACACCGGGCACGCATCTCTACGGCGTCGCGGCATTTGACGCCGCCGGAAACGAGTCGGCCAAGGCATTGCTCAGTGTGGTTGTTCCCGAAACAAAACCAGATGCCGATCTGGCTGCGATCCTAGCGCGCCTGGTCGTGGTTGAAAAGGATTTGGCGGCGCTGAAGACGCATATACACAATACAACCGGGCCGGTATAAGCGCCGGCTGGTGAACGAGAAAACCCCCGGGCGGGCTGGCCTGGGGGTTTTTGTTTCTATCGATTTGTTATGATAACGGCTTAGAGAAATTCCTAGAATGGATGATCTAGGCGCGTTACAATCTTTTTACTTATGCTTTTCTTTACGTATGTAAACGCAAACACGAAAGGGAAATACAATGAACATAGCTGAAGCGGTAGAAAGCAGTCTGGAAAGCCTATCCTCTATTCGCTCAGGAAACACCGTCAGGACGTATCGGAATGGGCTAAATCATTTCCTGGATTACATGCGCGAGATCCGATTTGATCCATACAAAGTTGATGCGGCTGAATTGAAAGCCACTTATTTCACGGGGTTTGTTGGTTGGATTGGAAAACACAGCACTAACCGTGCGACGGCCGGAATTTATGTAGCCGGCATGAAGCGGTTTTTTCGCTGGTTGCTGGCAAATAACGTAATCACGCCAACGCCGAACGAGATGGCGCAATACCAGGACCGAATTGAGGAAGCGCAATATCGCAAAGGGCAGAAATTCACCCGTACACCCGAAAAGGGCTACGCCGAGGCTCTGCTTTCGGCGGTAGAGACCATCAACGAACCCGAACCGCGCAAACAGCGAGATATTGCCCTGATCCGCTTCTTATATTCAACTGGGCTGCGCAATAACGAGGTGCGCTCCCTGACCGTGAAAGATGTCGACCTGAACCAGCGCGTGGCCTATGTTTCCAACGCAAAGGGAGACAAGCAACGAAAAATATACTTTAACAAATCTACGGCTGAGGCAATCCGCGCCTACTGGGACGCTCGCGGTTATGCCGGTAAAACCGATCCGTTGTTCTGTCGGCATGATAAGGGGGCCGGAAAGAGGCGCGACGCGATCACGACCACAACCGTTCGAAACGTGGTTGATAGCATTGCCAAACTTGCCGGGATTGATCCAGCTCACTGGTCGCCCCACTATTTCCGGCATGCCTTCGCAATTGAGGCGCTGCGCAAAACCGGCAATCTGGCGACAGTCCAGGATCTGCTCGGGCATTCCTCACCGCATTCAACCCGCATCTACGCGAAGATTTATGATGAGGATTTGGAGGCGGCTTACCGGGATGTATTTGACCGGTAGATCCCCCATTACATCACGCTCATAATCGCCTTATACGCCTCTTCCGCGATTTTTCCGGCCATGAACGTCTCTTTGTATACCTTGCCGCCCGAGTCGGTGATGTGCAAAAACTTCGCCGGGCCCTTGAGCTCTACCCCGGTAATGGAGCGCATGAGGATTGTCTGTTCGGTCTTAGTAAACGTGCCTGTGGAAACCACAACGCGATTGGGCCAAACTTCAATCCCCTGGAATTTGGTAACGTACTTTTTGTACAGCGGTTCATCGGCCATTGGTTTTCTCCTGTGACATTGTTTAAGTAAGATTATAGGACAAAACACCCGTGCCGGCATATTACAACGGTATAATTACTTCACCCCCTCCAAAGATGTTGAATGCAGAATCAAAAGACGGACTGTTTGCGCAGTCCGTCTTTTGATTTTAGCGGCTGATCGTAATCCCCTGCCTGCCCTGCTTGCGATAATCGTCCGTCGGGCTGTCCACTTCGACCACGCCGAGCTGCTCAAGCCATTTGGTCAGGTCTCCGCAGGCCGGGCCGTCCACCCCATGAACCGTAGTTGAAACCTTGCCGGCTTCATCGATCTCAAGCACAACTTCATGCGACTGGCTCTTGCTCAACATTCGGAACCTCCGCTTCTAAAACTGGATCGATCTCTTCCGGGGTGAGCTCGATCTCTGGGAACGAGTAGCCAACCAGGCAGTACACGCCTTGATTGGCAAGAAACTTTTTCGCATCCAGCTTGGTCTGGAAAGCGACGGTTTTCCCGTTGACGGTCAATAGGGCGCTTTCTTTGGCGCTGGTTTTCTTGACGATACAGTATGGCATATTACCCTACCTTTTGAAGAACAACGCGGATCTTCCCATTTTCGGAAGTTGACGACTTGACGGTGTACCCATTCATGCGCGCCAGGCGCATCGCCTCGTGGTACGAATAGCGCTGGTTGAGCTTATTCAAAAACTCCGTGACTTTCAGGTTGCTTACATCGTGCTTATCCTGGATCAGATCGTACCCATTCCCATTCCAGGCAAAGCCGATGCCGTCCATAACCGAACTGGTACCTGTCGCATTTGCTAGATGATTTCTCTGAATAGCGATTGCGACTTCCTGACTCTTCCCTCCCCATCGGGTCCAATTCGTATCCAGCTTGGCTTCGTTTTTGCGCAGATCCTGAGAGCGAGTGTAAGCACACCCAACGTCATTCAGTGCCTTGATCAGGCTGTCAGGGGTTTTTATTTCGCATTTAATCAATCTGTATTTTGACATCGGATTTCCTCCTGCAATAAACA